AGATTACGATCTGTCCGTCTGAGATCATCAATTTCAAGCCAGACAATGAGTGATCTGAACTTCTCTCTCCTGCCCTGGCAGCAAGATGTCTATACAGACGCCACCCGGTTTAAGGTAATCGCTGCTGGCCGCAGGTGTGGGAAGTCTCGACTCGCAGCAACCATGCTGATCATCGAGGGACTTAGATGTCCACAGGGTTCTGCCGTGCTGTACGTCAGCCCCACTATGGGTCAGTCCCGGCAGATCGTCTGGGATCTCTTGCTGGAACTGGGGCGGGAGGTCATCCAGACCAGCAACGTCAACAACCTGGACATTACCCTGATCAACGGTGCCAGGATCTACGTCAGAGGCGCTGATCGGCCAGATACCCTGCGCGGTGTGTCGCTGACCTTTGCCGTGCTGGACGAGGTGGCAGACATCAAGCCCCAAGCCTGGGAACAGGTTATCCGAGCCTCCCTGTCCGACAAGAAGGGAAAGGCTATCTTCATTGGTACGCCCAAAGGTAGAAACTGGTTCTACGACCTATACAAACTGGGACAAGAGGGCGACGATAAGGATTGGAAGTCCTGGCACTTCACCACCAAGGATAACCCGCTGATTGACCCAGATGAGATCGAGTCAGCCAAGAAAACCCTGTCCAGCTTTGCCTTTAAACAGGAATACATGGCAAGCTTCTCCAATGCTGGCTCCGATGTCTTCAAAGAGGAATGGATCAAGTACGGGGAAGAACCTCAGTATGGCTCCTATTTCGTGGCCGTCGATCTGGCTGGCTTTGAGGAGGTTGCTAAACAAGCAGCCAACGCCAAGAAACGCCTGGACGAGTCGGCTATAGCAGTGGTCAAGGTCACTGATGACGGAAAATGGTTTGTTCAGGAGATTGAACACGGCAGGTGGGACATCAGGGAAACTGCTGCCAAGATCATCATGAAGATGCGCGACTATCGGCCATTGAGCGTTGGGATCGAAAGGGGTGCTCTAAAGAACGCTGTTTTGCCTTATTTGAGCGATCTAATGAGGAAGAACAACATCTACTCCCATATCGTTGATTTGACGCATGGAAATCGCAAGAAAACAGATAGAATCGTGTGGGCGTTGCAGGGCCGGTTCGAACACGGCAGGATCGTTCTGAACAGCGAAGAGAATTGGGATGACTTTGTTGACCAACTTCTGATGTTCCCAGCCGTGGGTGTTCACGATGACCTACCGGATGCACTCAGTTACATCGACCAATTAGCTGTCACCAGCTACTTTGAACAGGAAGATGATAGCTGGGAGCCTGTGGACGTAATATCAGGAGTCTAGTATGGATCAAAACGAGTTCTACGAGCCGACAGAAAACGATAAAGAACTGACGGCATTCGTCGTAGATCACTGTGATCGCTGGCGTGATTACAGGAACACCAACTACCTTGATTCCTGGATGGAATACGAGCGTATCTTCCGTGGCGAATGGGCTGCTGAAGACAAGATTCGTGAATCCGAGCGCTCCAGAATCGTCACTCCCGCTACCCAGCAAGCCGTTGAAACCCGCCATGCTGAGATCATGGAGGCAATCTTTGGTCAGGGCGAGTTCTTCGATATCAAAGATGACCTCAAAGATGTAAACGGCAATCCTCTAGATGTGTCTATCCTCAAGGCACAACTGATGGAGGACTTCAAACAGGACAAGATCCGCAAATCCATCGACCAGATTGAGTTGATGGCAGAGATCTACGGCACTGGCATTGGTGAAATCATCGTCAAAACCGAAAAAATCTTTGAGCCTGCTACCCAACCCATCCCCGGACAATCTCAAGCAGCCATCGGGGTGGTAGAAAAAAACAGGATCGCCGTTAAGCTGATGCCTGTCAACCCTAAAAACTTCCTTTTTGACCCCAATGGCACCTCGATTGACGACTGCATGGGCGTTGCAATTGAGAAGTATGTCTCTATCCACAAGGTTGTGGAAGGCATTGAGAAGGGCATCTACCGCAAGGTCAACATCACCCCTACCTACGAGGACAGTGATCTTGAGCCTACACAGGAACCAAGCCAGTATCAGGACGAAAAAGTTGTCCTTCTGACCTACTATGGCCTAGTGCCTAAAGAATACCTCATGGAAGAGGATACGGATACCGTTGAACTCTTCCCTGATGACTCGGCTGTTGAAGATTACACCAACATGGTTGAGGCCATCGTGGTCATTGCCAACGGGTCCATGCTTCTGAAGGCAGAAGAGAACCCGTACATGATGAAAGACCGCCCGGTCATCTGCTATCAAGATGACACGGTGCCAAATCGTCTGCTTGGCAGGGGGACGGTTGAGAAATCCTACAACATGCAGAAGGCTATTGACGCACAGATTCGTAGCCATCTGGACTCCGTGGCCCTGACAACTGCCCCAATGATGGGTATGGATGCTACTCGGCTACCACGGGGCGCAAAATTTGAGGTCAAACCCGGTAAAGCCTTCATGGTTAACGGGAATCCAGCCGAGATCCTATACCCTTTTAAGTTTGGTCAGAGCAGCCCTGAAAACCTGGCTACGGCTAAAGAGTTTGAGCGCATGCTGCTTCAGGCAACGGGCACTTTGGACAGCCAAGGCATGGTCAGTCAGGCCGCTAGAGATGGCGCTGGCATGTCTATGGCCGTTGCAACGATCATCAAGAAGTACAAGAGGACTTTGGTTAACTTCCAAGAGGACTTCCTGATCCCTTTTATCCAAAAAGCTTCTTTCCGGTACATGCAGTTTGACCCAGAACGGTATCCGAGCGTTGATATGCGCTTCATTCCGACTGCAACTCTGGGCATCATTGCACGAGAATACGAACAACAGCAGTTTATTGGTCTACTTCAGACCTTGGGTCCGAATACGCCTGTACTTCCGTTGATTTTGAAGGGAATTTTGAACAACTCTAGCCTGACAAACAGGTATGAGTTAATCGCAGCCCTTGACCAGATGAGTCAACCTGATCCGCAAGCACAACAACTTGCACAGGCTCAACAACAGCTTGCTCTCCAGGCAGCACAAGCACAGATTGCAGTGCAAACGACTCAGGCAGAACAGAACCGTGCAGAAGCACAGAAGCTGCTGACCGAAGCACAACTGATGCCTGAGGAGATCAAGGCAAAAGTCCTGTCAGCATCGACAAAGAACCTCCCAAATGCTGACGATATGGCTTCAAAAGAGTTTGACAAGCGAGTCAAGATCGCTGAATTGATGCTCAAAGAAGAGGACATCAAGAACAAGACCAAAATTGTTGAGCTTCAGATGGCTGACAAGGCTAATCAAAGCAAGAGAGATGAGGACTTCCTCAAGAGCATCGTCGGCCAATAATGGATGCCAAAAAGATTCTTCTCTCGGGTGCGTCTACTGATGCAAAGTTGTCTGCACTGGCAATTTTGCTCAGCAAAGAACTGCCTGATCTAAAAGCTACTGTTGACAATGTACAGAAGCAGGTTGGGCCGAGAGGTGAACAGGGTCCAAAAGGAGATCCGGGCAAAGATGGGGTTAACGGGAAAGATGGCGAAAACGGAAAAGATGGAGTCAATGGTAAAGATGGTGTAGATGGCAAAGATGGCTCTGATGGCATCTCAATTGTCAGCACTAACATTGATTTCGACGGCTCTTTGGTGATTAAGTTTTCCGATGGTCGAGTTGTTAACGTAGGCGAAGTAGTTGGCGAAAAAGGCGAACGAGGTCCACAAGGCGCGGCGGGTGTTTCTGGCGTAGATGGAGAGGCTTTTGCCAATCTTGATGGTGGTTCACCAGGTAGTATTTACGGTGGCACAACACCTATTGATGCCGGGGGAGTTTAATGGCTATCCAGATACAAATTCGTAGGGGCACTTCATCGGAATGGAGTACATCCAATCCCATTTTGGCGCAGGGAGAGGTTGGCTATGAGTTGAACACCGGGAAAGCCAAAGTTGGCGACGGCCTGACTGCGTGGAACTCGCTTGGGTACTTCAACCCAAACAATTCTGTGACATCTGTTGCAATGACAACGCCTACTGGCCTACAAGTCAGTGGCAGTCCTATCACAACATCGGGCACTTTGGCATTGACCTATGCCTCTGGTTACTCAATTCCAACTACTGCATCTCAGACAAATTGGGATTCTGCTTACTCTGAGCGCCGTCAATGGGATGGCGGATCAACCAACCTAGTCGCTTCTACTGGCCGCACATCTCTTGGTGCTACCACTCTTGGATCTAATCTTTTTACAATCACAGATCCAGGGGCAATTACATTTCCCCGTTTTAATGCTGACAACACTGTCAGTGCATTAAGCGCATCTTCGTTCAGAACAGCTATTGGTGCTGGTACTGGTGATGGCACTGTTACCTCTGTTGGCGCTACATCTCCAGTTGCATCTTCTGGGGGCGCAACTCCAACAATCAGTCTGTCTTCTGGATATGGTGATACACAAAATCCTTACGCCAGCAAGACAGCTAACTTCTTTTTAGCAGCACCAGATGGCTCTGTTGGCGCTCCAACTTTCAGAGCAATCGTTGCGGCTGATGTCCCAACCCTGAATCAAAATACCACTGGAACTGCCAGCAATGTCACTGGAACAGTGGCAATTGCTAATGGTGGCACTGGGGAAACAACAAGACAAGCAGCAATGGATGCGCTTGCTGGTGCAGTAACAGCAGGACAGTACTTGAGAGGCAATGGAACTGACGTTGTCATGTCTGCCATTCAAGTATCCGATGTCCCGACATTGAACCAGAATACGACTGGCACAGCATCCAATGTCACAGGTACTGTAGCTGTTGCAAATGGTGGCACTGGTCAAACTTCATACACTGACGGCCAGTTGCTGATTGGCAATAGCACGGGTAATACGCTCACCAAGGCTACGTTGACACAAGGCTCTGGAATCACCATCACAAATGGTTCTGGATCTATTAGTATTGACAATGCTGCGCCAATGACCTATCCAGGCGCTGGGATTCCAAACTCAACTGGAACGGCCTGGGGAACTTCGTACAGCACTACCGGCAGTGGCACTGTTGTAGCACTAGCGACTTCTCCATCTTTTACTACGCCAAGTCTTGGTGTCGCAACAGCAACGACCATCAACAAGGTCACGTTTACTGCCCCAGCCACAGGGTCTACATTGACCATTGCTGATGGCAAGACCTTAACAGTAAACAACAGCATCACATTCAGTGGCACCGACGCCACTACGATGACGCTGCCAACCACCAACGCAACTTTGGCTGGCCTGGCTGTTGCTCAAACATTTACTGCAACACAGACGTTCTCACAGATCAACTTTACCGTTAACACGGTTACTGTATCTGCGAATGCTGGCACAGTTCCGATTACGCATCGGCTGCATACGTTTACCAATAGCTCTGCGGCAGCGATGACAATCACACTCGCTACGGCTAGTGCTGTTGATGGGCAGATGGCTATTGTTCGTATCTTTGACTTTAGCGCAGCAGCCCAGACAATCAACTGGGTCAACACTGAAAACAGTACTGTGACTGTACCAACAACTTCTAACGGATCAACTACTCTACCATTGACAGTTGGATTCATGTACAACAACGCTACCAGCAAATGGCGCTGTGTAGCATCTGCATGAGAGAGACCATGATTAAGATTGACTTTTCATTCGACACCAAGTTTGGCAAGTTTGCCGATGCATTGCATTTGCCTGATGACCACACTATGACCGACGCTGAAATTGAGGCAATGAAACAACAGCGCCTGGACAACTGGCTGGCTATCGTTGACGCACCTCCTCAACAGGAGGCATAAATGGCTGACCGCTATTGGGTTGGTGGCACTGGCACTTGGAACACCACCAGCACAACCAACTGGTCTGCCTCATCTGGCGGGGCCAGCGGCGCTTCCGTTCCCACCGTAGCGGATAACGTCTTCTTTGACCAAGCGGGAACCTATACCGTCACCATGACGGGCGCTTTGGCCTGTCTGGATATTACTGTTTCTGCGGGCACGGTCACATTTGCTACAGGTACATCCCCCACGCTTGATGTGCGTGGGTCAATGTCTCTGTTGGCTGGGACGGTGTGGAGTTCTACGGGCACTATTACTTTTACTTCGACCAGCACCGGTAGAACGGTGACGACAAATGGCGTTACGCTTTCTGGCTCAGTGTCATTTAACGGCGTAGGGGGTGGATGGACGCTTGGAAGTGCGTTAACACTGGCTGTTGGAAATCGTGTTTTTAGTGTTGTTGCCGGAACATTTGACACATCATCAACAGGAAACTACTCAATTACTTGCGGACAATTTAGGTCAGATGGGTCCGGAACTAGGACTATAAACTTAAACGCCTCAACGATTACTTACGGCAACGGAGTAAGTGGGGGCATATTTAATATGACAAGTACTGGCATTACATTTAATGCCGGAACGTCTACATTTACAACAAATCAAATTGATAGTTCTCATGCCTTGGGCGGTTTAACTTACTACAATTTTTCGTTCACAAGCACCACTGGTTCCACGCAGGCAATCACAGGCACAAACACTTTTAACAACTTTTCCGTTGCCGCTCCATCATCCGCTGGCGTAGTCACAGTCAACTTCAATGCCCAACAAACCATCAACGGCACTCTGTCCACCACAGGGACAGCAGGCAACAGGCGGGTGTTCTTTTCTTCTGCCACCTACGGCATTTCTGTTGACCTTGTAGTCAACTCCGCCCCCAGCCTGACAGACGCAGACTTCCGTGGTTTGTACGTCAGGGGAACATCCGCCCCCATCAGTGGCACACGCATTGGCAACAGGGGTGAGTGCAGAGGTATCACGTTCAGTACGCCTAAAACGGTGTATTGGAATTTGGCGGGGACACAAACTTGGGCATCAAACGGATGGGCTACAACATCGACAGGTACACCCTCAACAGATAACTATCCTCTTCCGCAAGATACCGCTACATTTACCAATTCTGGCGCAATCACCACCATTAACTTAGACGGCAACATCCCTTCAATTTCAACGATTGATATGTCTACGCGTACAAACGCTATGACACTGAACCTGAACGGAAATAACTCTATATACGGCAGTATAACTCTGGGTTCCGGGGTTACTATTAGCGGGAGCGGAACTCAAACTTTCTCCGGCGGCACAACCCAGACCATCACCAGCGCAGGGAAAACATTTGCTGGCCCCATCACCATAGACACCTACGGCGGCACAGTTCAACTTGCTGATGCGTTTAATAATAACCCACAATCGCTGACGATTACAAACGGCACATTCAATACGCAAGGGTATGCGGTCACCACCGCTTTAGTATCTGCTACAAGCACTACGCCAGCGACTATTAACTTTGGAGCCAGTACAATAAATGTTAGTTCGACCAGTGGAATAAATTTTACAAGCGCGTTTTTAACTTTTAATGCTGGAACTTCTAACGTTATTTTGAAAGGAAATCCGTTAGCTCAAATTACTTTAGGAGCATCAGTCCCTAGCGCTTCCAGAATATTTTACAACGTGCAGTTGGTAGCATCATTTACAACGCTTAATTTTCAAGGGTTTTTACCATCACTTACCATATTAAATAACTTAACTTGCACAAGTTCTTCTGGCACTGTTGGTGTATGCACAATTACTTTATCTGGAAACGTTACTGTTAACGGTGCGGTACTTTCAAATGGAGCATCTTCAACACAACGCATTCACTGGCTATCAAGCACTATTGGCACTCAGCGCACGCTGACGGCTAACTCCATATCAGCCAATGACTGCGACTTCCGTGACATAAACCTTGCAGGGGTAGCATCAGGGGCATCACCTACACGGGCAGGCAACTGCGGCGGCAACTCGGGCATTACATTCCCCGGCGCTAAAACGGTGTACTGGAACCTTGCTGGCGCTCAGAACTGGAGTGCTACGGGCTGGGCACCATCGTCTGGTGGAACGCCAGACATTAATCAGTTCCCGCTGGCTCAAGACACGGCAGTGTTTGACAACACAGGTAGCGTAACGGGCACGATTACTATTGATTCTGCGTGGAACATCGGCACGTTTGATGCGTCTCTGCGTACCAGCGCAATGACGCTGACGACAAGTACAAATGCTCCAGTAGTTTATGGGGATTGGAAGTTTGGAACAGGTGTTACGTCATCCAGCACCACAGGCACGATTAACTTTTCCAAAAACGGCACACAGACCATCACCAGCAACGGCGTTCAGTTTGGCTGTCCTGTAACAATCAACCACCCATCAGGTACGGTTCAGCTTGCTGATGCATTGTCTTTGGGAGCCACAAGAACTCTAACCCTGACCACAGGGACGTTTGATGCTGTCACTTACAACGTGACGGTTGGGTTGTTTACCGTCACTTCTGCGGCAAGCACTTTGCGAATGGGGTCAGGTACTTGGACATTATCTGGTACGGGTACGGTTTGGGATTTGGGTAGCGGGCCTATTCTTTTTGTGGGAACTTCAAATATTGTCCTTTCCAATACCTCCACTTCTGCAAGAACATTTAACGGCGGCAATCTTTACTATAACAAGTTAACCATTGGCGGAACAACAGGAACATCAACAACAACTATTCTTAACAGCAATATATTTGGCGAACTTGCTTCAACTAAAACGGTAGCGCACACAATTGATTTTGGTGGAAACGCAAATACTTTCGGCAAATGGTCTGTAACAGGCACAGCGGGTAACGTAGTAACAATCATAGGTACAAGCACATCAAGCCAAATTGTAGGACCGGCAGTAACAGGCGTTGACTACTTGGCTATGGGAACGTGGGGCATCTCCACAACCAGCCCCGGCGAGTTCTATGCTGGAGCCAACAGCACTGGCACAGCCGCAGCCCCTGTATTTAGAACTGCCGCACCCGCATCTCGCACTCTTTACTGGGTGGGCGGCACGGGCAACTGGTCAAGCACGACCAAGTGGTCAACATCTTCTGGCGGCGGCTCTGGTGCGGCCATTCCCACATCCCTTGATGCCGTTGTCTTTGACTCCGCATCTAACGCCACGGCCTACACAGCCACGATTGATGCTGGTGTAACGCTGGCCCGTTGTGCGTCTTTCACAATGGCTGGCCCATTGTCGGGTAACGTGACCTTTGCTGGTACGGTGGGTATTGCCTTCCACGGGAACGTCAGCTTTGCTGCCACAGGCATTACCCGGACGTACACGGGAGCAATGCAGTGGGCTGGGAATAGTAGTTATACGTTTACGACTAACGGATTGTCGCTGGCATCGTCTACCATAACGATAGTTGGAGTTGGATCAATTTGGTCTCTTGGAAGTGCTTTAACTTGCTCAACCATAACGGTAACTTTTGGAACCTTTAACACATCGGCGTCTAACTACGCTTTTACATGCGGCGGCGTTTTATCAAGCAATAACTCAAACGTACGAACCATTAATTTTAATAATTCTATAGCAACCTTTAATGGAGCTGGTGCAGCAGTTATTAACTTTACAAACGCAACCAACCTTACATTTAACGCCGGGGCATCACAAATTAATTTGCAAAGCGGCGTTAACGGAATTAACACGGGTAGTCCGCAAACTTTTTACAACGTCAGTTTTAATGCCACAGACGCATTATCTATTGCAATTGTTGGCGCAAACACCTTCAACACACTCTCGTTTCCTGGCATTACTACTATTGGCATAAACGCTGTCACATTCAGCGCCAACCAAACAATCACCACCCTGACGCTAAACGCTGGCACCGCTGCGGCCTACCGCACATTCTTGGCATCTAACACGATTGGCACACAAAGAACGCTGTCGGTTGGTACGCTGACCGCTGGCGCTGCTGATTACGACTTCCGGGACATTGCTATCACTGGCGCAGCCGCACCGCTGACAGGCACTCGGTTTGGTGATTGCAAGGGCAATAGCGGGATTACGTTTCCTGCGGCGAAGACGGTGTATTACAGACAAACAGGATCAGCCAACTGGGGTGCTACTGGAACAGGGTCATGGTCTGCAACGTCCGGTGGTGCGCTAGACGCAACGCAATTTCCGTTGGCTCAAGACACAGCTATTTTTCCCGCCGCTACCTATCCAGCATCAGGCTCAACGACTACGGTCAATGCCAACTACAACATTGGCACCATAGACATGAGTCTACGGACGACCAACACGATGACGCTGGCAACGGGCACGACCACACCTCAAATCTACGGCAACTGGATCAATGGGACAGGGACGACGCTGACGGGTACGGGTGCAATGACATTTGCTGGGCGAGGGTCGCAGCAGATTACAAGTGCCGGTAAGACGTTTACACAATTATTTACAATAAATAGCCCGAGTGGTTCAGTCACCTTACAAGATGCTTTTACAGCAAGTCAATCATCTGCCAACGTATTAACGATTACTCAAGGAACATTTGACGCAGGCACATATAACGTTACGCTATCCGGTGCAGCAGGAGGCGTAAACGCATCAAGCACAGGCACACGAACTATCGCCGTTGGCTCTGGCACTTGGACAATATCTGGAACCACAGGCGCTTGGGCGGCGAGCACATCAACTAATCTGACAGTCACCGGAACTGGCACCATCAGCCTGACTAGCGCAAGTGCCAAAACATTTGCTGGCGGCGGCATTTCTTATTCCGGCATCACCCTTGACCAAGGCGGTGCTGGTGCATTGACTATTTCTGGCAACAACACATTTAAGAACATCACCAACACCTACAGCGCAACAGGCGCAACTTCAATTGCTTTGGGCGCAACAACCCAGACTCTGACCAATCCTTGGACTGCAACGGGGGCGGCGAGTAAGGTTTTGACTGTCAGCGGCACATCTGCGGCTTCGCCGGGCACGTTGATCTTTAGCGGATCAGGAAATGCGGCAGATGTTGACTATCTTGCTATCGCTAATATAAGAGCTTATGCTTTAATTGATAAGTGGTATGCGGGGGCAAACTCAACAAATAACGGTTCTTTGGGGTGGTATTTCCAGGCCGCAACTCCAATCGTTGTTACCAACAAAGGCAACTTCTTTTTCTTTATGTAATCATGACTGAAATCGATCCTATCCGCTATGGCGTTCTCTGGCAAAAAGTCGATGGCTATGACCAACGCTTTGATGAAGTCAGTAAAAAAATGGATAAAATGGAGCGCCAAATCGAGGAACTTCTTGCCTTGGCAAACAAGGGCAAGGGTGGCTTCTGGATGGGTATGACCATTGCATCTTCAGTGGGGGCGGCAGTGGCATGGGTTACAAGCCACTTTAAAGGCAGCTAACATGATAGATCCCATCACCGCACTAGCAGCGGTCTCATCTGCTGTTAACCTAGTAAAGAAGGCTGTTGCGACTGTCCAAGATGTACAGAGTCTTGGCCCGGTGCTGGGAAAATACTTTGATGCCAAGGCTCAGGCCATCGAGGTCATTGAGAAGTCTAAGAACGGTGAATTTAAAGGCTCTAGTCTTGGCAAAGCACTAGAGTTGGAGATGGCTCTTGAGCAGGCCAGAGAGTTCGAAGAGCAAGTCAAGATGCTGTTTTTCCAGGCGAACAAGATGGATGTCTGGGCAAGAATTACTGCTCGCGCCAAGCAAATGGATGTGGATGCTGCCCATGCTGCTAGGCGCAAGAAAGAAGCGGCCAAGAGGCGGCAAGCAGAAATTGAAGAGTTGATGATATTGGTAGGCGGCGGCGCTGTTGCGCTTGTCTCAATTGGCGTGATTGTGTGGGTGGTCATGCAATTGATCTCGGGGCAGATAAAATGAGTGAAAAGCCCGAGACAATCGTTGACAAAGTTCTCGGGTACGTTGACTCGCCGTTCAAGCTGTTTGCTGTGATCCTGATGTCAGTCTTTGCTTTTGCTGGTTTTGCTTTGTATGAAAGCCAAGACTTCATTCGTGATGCCTACAAAGAATCACAAAAGCTGCCGGAAATACGGACAGACAGAGCCGACGACGCTGCGACGATGCTCTTTAAGCAGACAGGCGCTACGGTTGTGGCGATCTTCAGGGTCAACCCGCTGTTTAACTCTCGCACGCTGTACAAAGCCTATACCAAAGATGGGCGTGACAAGACCATTGAGAACATAGACGTTGGTCTATTTACCCACAACGCTTCGAACAACGCCGATGTGGTCAAGTTGATGACCAACGAAATCCCCTGCGGTGAATACCGTTACGCGCAGTCTGAAGTTGGGCTTTGGTATCTGGAAAAAGGCGTGACTTACACTTGCCGCGTCAGTGTACCGCCAGATTCGCATCGATTTGTTGGGCAAGTTACTGCGGGCTGGACGGAACAGCCAAAAAACCTTGAGCAGACCAAGTTCATGCTTGAGATCGCCAGCGCCATGCTTACAAAAAGAGGGAACTGATGACCCCAGAACTGCAAAAATACTACGAAGACCGTTTCGACCTTTTCGTTCATCCTGGGTGGATTGATTTGATGGAAGATATTGATAATATGCTTAGTTCTATGAACAATATCTCTACCATCCATGATGAGAAAAGTTTACAATTCCGCAAAGGTGAAGTCTCTATTCTGACTTGGCTGAAAACCTTGAAGAAGGTCAGCGAGGACGCATACGAGGATTTGAATGAAAAGAATGTATGAATTTGTCTGCAATTGTGGACAACGCATTGAGGCGCTGGTTGGTTATGAGACAACCACGGCTCGGTGTGGATGCGGTGGGCAAGCTCACCGTGTCATAAGCGCTCCATCTTTCAAGCTCGAAGGGTGGTCTGGTCATTTCCCGTCCGAACATGGGCGGTTTGAACGGAAACACATCGAGAAACTGAAAGCAGAGCGTAAAGCCAACTCATAAGTCGCATGACCGAGTTGAATCTCCTACAACCATTTTGGCAGGAACCTAATATGTTGGTTGATCAAGATCCCGAGCCGCTAGGCGAAATTGAAGCTGAGGAACAAAAGCCTGGACTCCCTGACAAATACAGGGATAAAAGTCTGGAAGACGTTATACGGATGCACCAAGAGGCTGAGAAGCTGATTGGCAAGCAAGCCCAGGAAGTGGGTGAAGTCCGTAAACTGGCTGATGAGCTTATCAAGCAAAACCTCGGGGCTAAACAACCGATTGAAAAGCAAGATGAGCCTGAAATAGATTTCTTTGAAAATCCACAGAAGGCAGTTCAAGCAACCATAGAAAAACATCCAGACGTTCTTGCTGCGCGTCAAGCCAGCATGGAGTTCAAACGGATGCAGATTCAGCAAAAGCTGGCGCAAGAGCATCCTGACTACACACAAGTGGTTGGGGACGCAGACTTCCAGAACTGGGTGAAAGGATCATCCGTTCGTCTAGCGCTCTACGCTAAGGCAGACGCTGAGTTTGACTATGACTCTGCCAATGAACTGCTATCTACTTTTAAGCAATTGCGTGGCACTAAGGCTAAACAGAACGAGCAAGCAAGTGATGCTGCTCGGACCAAAAGCATGAAGGCCGCACAAGTTGATGTGGGTGGATCTGGTGAGAGTTCAAAGAGGGTCTATCGTAGGGCTGATCTTATTCGGCTGAAAATGACAGATCCAGCAAGGTACGAGAGTCTCAGTGATGAGATCATGCAAGCGTACTCTGAAGGACGAGTCCGGTAAAAACTTTCTTTTGGAGATTTAACATGGCAAACACCGCCTTTTCCCCTACCAATTCGGTAACCACCACCTCCGCTGCTAATTTCATCCCCGAAATTTGGAGTGATGAGATTGTTGCTGCCTATAAGAAGAACCTCGTCCTGGCCAATGTGGTCAAGAAGATGTCCTTCCGTGGCAAGAAGGGTGATACCATCAATATCCCCTCGCCTGCCCGTGGCAATGCTTCGGCTAAAGCTGCTACTGATGCCGTTACTCTGATTGCAGAGAGCGACACCAACATTCAGGTGCTTATCAACAAGCACTATGAGTACAGCCGCTTGATCGAGGACATCGTTGAGGTGCAAGCCCTGACCTCGCTGCGTTCTTTCTACACGGAAGATGCTGGTTACGCTCTGGCTAAACGCATTGATACCGACCTGGTTCAACTGGGTCGTGCTTTCAACGGCGCTACCATCGGCACCAACGACTATGCCACCAGTGCCGCAAGCACCAAGGCATATGTTGGCTCTGATGGCACCACTGCCTATAACAGCAGCACCTCGAACGCTGCGGCACTGACTGATGCTGCTATCCGTCGCACGATCCAGCGTCTGGACGACAACGACATCCCTATGGATGGCCGTTTCTTCCTGATCCCGCCTTCGAGCCGCAACACCCTGATGGGTCTGGCCCGCTATACCGAGCAAGCATTTGTTGGCAACGGCGATGCTATCCGCAACGGTGAAATCGGTCAGTTGTACGGTATCGCTGTGTTCGCTTCATCCAACGCCGACACCGGCGCTGGTAACAGTGGCGCAGACCGTATCTGCCTGATGGGTCATCGTGACGCGATGGTTCTGGTTGAGCAGCTTGGCATTCGCTCGCAGACTCAGTACAAGCAAGAGTACCTGGGCACCTTGTTCACCGCAGACACGATCTACGGTGTGAAGGCCCTGCGTACCAATGCTACTGGTACTGCTGCTGACGCCTCCGCTGCTTTTGCCCTGGCTGTCCCGGCCTAATTGCAGTTGCCCCTTCCCCTTCGGGGGGAGGGATCTTTTTCTATAGGAGATTAAAATGGCTGCTGCTACCGCTGTCGTTTCCCGTCGAGGAAATGATCAATTCCGTGGCTTGTTCTCGGATACTTGGGAAGTCCAATGTACTTTGGATGCTGGCTCGGTTAGCGCCGGCGCAACTGACACCGATACGGTGACTGTTCCTGGCGTTGCCTTGGGCGACATGGTGATTGGTTTTTCTCATGGTGTCAGCGAGGCTGGCCTGGTCAAACGGGCATATGTCTCTGCTGCCAACACGGTGACTATCGTTACCTACAACCCAACCGCTGGATCTGTGAATCTGGCATCAACCACTGTTACGCTCGTTATCGGGCGCGCTGTGTAAAAGACGGGGGGCCACAAGCCCCCTGTTTTTCATGGAGATCTTAAATGGCAACCTTCCGTTGTTTGGCAAGCGGCAACACGGTAACATTTACCTACACCCACGACATTGAGTCCATGAAGGGCCATTCTGGTTATGTTCGTATTGATGAGCCAGAGCAAAAACAGGAAGATGATCGCCCACTTCCTATGACCGCCCCAGTCAAAAGACTTGGACGCCCACCAAAGCTGAAGACTAAAGGAAATTGATCATGTACGGAAAAGCACCAAAGATGTCAAGCCCTAAAAAGTCATCCAAGAAGATGGCTATGCCTGTTGCAATCATGGTTGCTGTTGGCAAACCAAAACCGCTGCCTCAGCGTGGTCAACGTGCAATGACAAACAAGATGACTAGGGGCAAGAAATGAAAAAGACCAAGGCTGAGAAAAAAATTAGCAAGGTCATGCGGGAGTACAAGGCTGGTACTCTGCACTCCGGTAAAGGTGGTCCTGTTGTTAAGAATCCTCGACAGGCAGTTGCGATTGCACTATCTGAGGCCGGGAAAGCCCGGAAGAAGAAATGAGACCCGGTCTGTACGCCAACATCAACGCCAAACGCGCCCGTATCAAGGCTGGGTCTGGTGAAAAGATGCGAAAGCCCGGCACCAAAGGCGCTCCGACGCCAGCGGCGTTCAAGAAATCAGCAAAAACGGCGAAAAAGGCAAAGTGATGAGCAAGACAGCCACGCACTACCTACCTAACGGCAAAGTCTACAAAGGCCCGGTCCATAAGGAGGGCGGCGTCTTGATGACGGGCGCAAAGCACACGGCCCAGAG